TGTAATAGGACAATTAGAGTCTCTAGAGAGGATTAAAAAATCAGGGGAATTAGAGAACAAAGTGGATAAGAAAGAAGAAATTACTCATAATGCAGACTCCCAACACCAAATTTGATTTTGTATTTTTAGGTCAAAGTATTTTAAAATACGAAGTACCCTTAGATATATTTCACACTCTTAATATTATCTATGAAAAAAAATATAATGATTTATTTAAAGCCAATGGACAACTGGTAGGTAAAATAGAAGATGAACATTCTTTATACTATGATGGAATTGATCAAGTAAAAATGAAGAATCATAACCATTTACCGACTAACGTTACCGATTATTTTTTTAAAATGTTTAAACATTATTTAGCCTTTAATAAAATTAAGGACTATCATTTACATTTAAACTCTATATGGATTAATGAAATGAAAGAGCATGAATATAATCCAACCCATGTACATAGAGGAAACTTGTTTACAGGTTTATCGTCAGTTATTATATTAAAACTACCTTCCACTTTTGGTAGAGAATATTCTGCAAGCCATGTCCAACAAAACGGTAAGTTACAATTGTTTGGATCAAGTAGTGGTCAATTTGCAAAAATAGATTATCAGCCCCCTATGAATCTTAGGGATTTTTATATTTTTCCTTATGACATGCGTCATACAGTCTATCCTTTTAATGGTACTAAAGAAAAAAGAAGAACGTTGGCTGCAAACTGTGATGTTCAATTTGATCCAATTAAAAATAGAGGTACAGCATGATTCCAACAGAACCTAAATGGAAAGCGTTAATTGTTGGGACACTTGGAGACCCTATATTTACACCCGAGCAATGCCAACAAATTATTAATACAGGCAGAAGAGAGACCAGGGTAACAGCTGAAGTAGGAGGCCAAGCTACAGGACAATTAGATACTAAAAAAAGAACATCTTATATTAGTTGGATTCCGTTTAAAAATATGAAACCTATGTACGAAAAAATAGAATCAACTATGAAAAAAATTAATCAAAATCACTTTGGTTATGATGGAATGGAAATAACAGAAATGGCACAATACACAGAATATCCAGAAGGTGGTTTTTACGAGTGGCATATAGATTCAGATATTACTTGTGAACACGAACCACCAGTTAGAAAAATATCTATGACTTGTTTGTTATCTCCTGAATCAGAATTTGAAGGTGGTGATTTAGAAATTACGTCAAAAGATAAAGTAGCTCCAATGAAACAAGGACATGCTATATTTTTTGCATCTTATCTACAACATAGAGTGAAACCTGTGACAAGAGGTATTAGAAGATCTTTAGTAATGTGGTTTGGAGGGCCCCCACTTAAATGATTAAAGAAGGGTTTTTTCCTACACTTGTGTACGCTGAAGATTTTCAGTTAGATACAAACGAGCTTGCTCATAATATAATGAAATGGTCTCAGGAAAATGAGGGTGTTCAAAAAACAAATGTGAATGGATGGCATAGTGAAACCGATATGAATAAAAGACCTGAATACCAACCATTAGTAGATGAGTTATTTAAGATGGTTTATAGAATATTTGATGAAGAATGGTTGGATAGAAAACCTATTTTAGGAAATATGTGGGCTAATATAAATTATAAAGGAGGTTTTAATAAACCTCATGTACACCCCAATGCATTATTTAGTGGTGCTTACTATGTTAAAGCTCCTGCTAATTGTGGTAAACTAGTTTGTCAGGACCCAAGACCTGGTATTCAAACTTGTATGCCTACTAGAAAAAAAGGACAACCCCCTAAATATTTATGGAGAGATATTCATATTGATCCAAAAGAAAATAGAGCGATAATGTTTCCATCATGGTTATGGCATCAAGTTGAACCCAATCAATCAGAAGAACTTAGAATATCGGTAAGTTTTAATTTTATACAAGATGGCTTCGCAGTTTAAAGTAATATATAAAGAAATGCCCGTTGAGGAAATCTCATATTTAGAAAGGCCTGAATTTTCACCAGAAGGAAATGAAAAGGATTTTTATAATGTTTTGAAAGACTCAATAATTAAGAAGGGTATCAAAGACCCTGTTCATATTATATATGGAGGAGAGACTTACGGGGATATATTTAAAGTAATTGTTGGTAATAATAGAATGGTAATAGCAAAAGATTTAGGGATAAAGAAAGTGGCTGTCGTTATTGTTAATTGTAAACCAGATACTTTTCCTATTGAAGGAAAAGTTTTAAATAGTGATGAGGAGATTAGAAGTTATTTCCATATTCCGGATCAAGTTCAAGTAAGAAGAGACAGAGAAACTGGGATCATAGATCAAATAATGCCGGTTGTCTTTCATAAGGTAAAACATCATTATGTTTAGAATACAAAAATATCAAGTGGTTAGAAAAGCATTAAGTTACGAGCTGGCTAATTTCCTTTATAATTATTTTTTACTTAAAAGAGAGGCTGTAGCATTTATGTATAAGAATAACATTCATTTTGAATCAGGTCTATTAGGAACCTGGTCGGATAAACAAGTCCCAAATACCTATTCTCTTTATGGGGATTTTGCAATGGATACTTTAATGATGAAAATGCTTCCTGTTATGAAAAAAGAAACCGACTTAGATCTGACACCTACATACTCATACGCAAGACTCTATAAAAAAGGGGATATATTAGCTAGACATAAGGACAGACCAAGCTGTGAAGTATCCTGCACCCTTAATTTAGGGGGAGATCCGTGGCCTATATTTATAGATGGCACAGGATCCAATAATGTAATTGATGAATATAAAAATATAATGAAACCTGACGCTCCCAAGGGCACTAAACTCTTACTTGATGTTGGCGATATGCTGGTATATAGTGGATGTGAATTAGAGCATTGGAGAGAACCTTTTGAAGGAAGTACTTGCGGACAAGTGTTTCTTCATTATAACCATGTAAATGGTCCTTTTGCTGAAAAAAACAGGTTCGACAAAAGGCCAATGTTAGGTGTTCCATCGATGGGGAGCACATAATATGATGGAGTTATATGCTACAAAAGTTAGGTTTTTTACCTGGATTCAATAAACAAGTCACACAGACTGGAGCGGAAGGCCAATGGTTCGATGGTGACAATGTTCGTTTTAGATATGGTACCCCAGAAAAAATAGGTGGTTGGACTCAACTAGGAGACGATAAGTTAACTGGTGCAGCTAGAGCTATTCATCATTGGGACGATAACGCTGGTATTAAATACGCAGCTATAGGAACTAATAGAATTTTATATGTTTATTCAGGGGGAGTGTATTATGACATTCACCCAATTAGAACTACTTTAACAGGTGCAAAATTTACAAGTAGTTCTTCATCAACAACAGTTACAGTAGTATGTACTGGATCTCATGGTCTAGGTGAAAATGATATTGTAATGTTTGATAGTGTTACAGGAGTACCTGCTGGATCCACTTATAGTAATGCTACTTTTGAAGATGAAAAATTTATGGTAACTTCTGTTCCTACTACAGATACTTTTACAATTACAATGGATACTCAGGAATCAGGGACGCCTTTAACTACAAGTGATGGAAACAGCACCTCTGTACTATGTTATTATACAGTAGGACCTTCTCAACAATTAGGGGGTTATGGTTGGGGTACAGGATTATTTGGTGGTACTTCATTAGGCCCGGCAACTACAACACTAGCTTCTGGTATTAATGACACTGTAACTGATATTCCTTTAACCAACTCTGCTGCTTTTCCGTCAACTGGAGAAATAAGAATTGGAACAGAAGATATAAGTTTTACAGCTAACGATACTTCTACAAATACTTTAAGCGGAGGTGCTAGAGAAGTTAATGGTACAACAAAAGCATCACATAGTGGTGGTGACACTGTAACCAACATATCTGAATATGTTGCCTGGGGTGAAGCGTCTTCTGCTGACTTTACTATTGACCCAGGTTTATGGGTATTAGATAACTATGGAACAAAATTAATAGCACTTATTTATAACGGTAAATGTTTTGAATGGGATGCAGCGGCACCTGGTGCTGTTTCTACAAGAGCAACTGTATTAGCAAATGCACCTACAGCATCACGTCATGTATTGGTATCTACACCCGATAGACACTTAGTATTCTTTGGAACTGAAACAACTATCGGTTCCACTACAACTCAAGATGACATGTTTATAAGATTCTCTTCTCAAGAGAGTATTAATGAAACTGATTCTTATACAGTTAAGGCAACCAATACCGCCGGTACTCAGAGACTTGCTGATGGTTCTATGATTATGGGAGCTATCAAAGGTAGGGATGCAATTTATGTATGGACAGATACTGCACTATTCCTAATGAAGTTCGTTGGTCAGCCATTTACCTTTTCATTCGAACAGGTAGGAACTAACTGTGGACTAATAGGTAAAAATGCTAACATTGAAGTAGATGGTACAGCCTACTGGATGTCAGAGAATGGATTCTTTTCTTACGATGGTCAGTTAAGATCACTACAATGTTATGTAGAAGACCATGTTTATGATGATTTAAACTTTACTTCTAGAGACCTGGTTAATGCTGGATTAAATAACCTTTTTGGGGAAATAAGTTGGTTTTATTGTACAGCCGCTTCTGATGCAGTCAACAGAGTAGTGACTTATAACTACTTAGATTCTCCAATATATAAACGTCCTATATGGACAACAGGCACTTTACCCCGAGCAGCTTGGAGAGATTCAGCTGTTTTTGATAAGCCCCACGCTACTTATTATAATCCTTCTGATGATGCCTCGTTCGATGTTACTGGTAATACGGACGGAAGTACGGTATACTATAAACAGGAAACAGGAACCGATCAAGTTAATGCTGGAGGAGCTATTACAGCAGTACTTGGAACCATTACCTCAGGTGATTTTGACATTACTCAAAAAACAGCTAGAGGCGGAGGCCAAGTTGTAGGGATGCCTGACCTTAGAGGAGATGGAGAATTTATAATGAGAATTAGTAGGTTTATACCAGACTTTATTTCACAGACGGGAAATACTAGGATTGGTTTTACAACGAGAGACTACCCACACAGCACAGCTACTACAACAAATTATACTGTTGATAACACTACAACTAAAAAAGACACAAGATTAAGAGCGCGGTCAATTGCAATGACAGTATCTAACACAGCTAGCGGAGAAGATTGGAAACTTGGTACAATTAGACTAGATATACACCCGGGAGGAAGAAGATAATGGCTATAGATAAAAAAATTAAATATGAAATGCAGGGTGATGAGAAACCAGCAAGAAATTATTTAGGTAAACAAAAAACTGTAAGAGTGCCTGTTAAATGGAAATCAGGACCTGGAAAACCAGCTACACAATTAGCTTATATTACTAAAGCAGAAAAAGATTTAATCCTTAAAAAGAATTTACACGGTTCATTAAAGAATGGTCCTAATACAGGTCCTTCTGGAATTATGTCTTTAGATGATCAAGGAGATTATACACAAGACAGGAGTCCGCAAGGTAGACAAGATGCCGGAGGTAATGAAAGAAGTAGAATTGCTCAAGATAAGCATGTACAACATATGAAAGATATTTTAACTGGTCAAAAAGATATTGGTCAAACATCTGCAGTCAGCGATAGAGTAAGAGAAGGAGCTGTACCTGAATGGGTAAACACACCCGATGGAAGGAAATATGTTGGATCAGCTTATAAAGATACTGGTAAACGTGGATTTTTTAGCAGACTTTTTGGAGGAGCTAATAAATATGGATACGCCCCTATTCAAGGATTAAAAAGTATACAAACAAGAGGTGTACCAGGACAAGCAGGATTTGAATATTATTCTGATGATGAAAATGTAGGGGATGTTAAACCAGGGTATGGAGGAAGAATATTTGGTGGTCTTCTAAGTTTATTAACAGGAATTCCTTTAGTAGGTGGAGCAATCGGAAGTATGTATGATAAAGGTAAAGGAATTTTTGCTTCTAAACCAAGAGACATGTCTCAATATAATCAACTTGGTTTATTTGGTAAAGTTCCAGAAGATTTTAATCGTAATAGAAATATATCAACAAGCATGGGTGACAGTGCATGGAAAGACGGAACATTTACGTGGGGTGGTAACAATAATGTTGCTGCCAATAAAGGTATACCTTACACTAATGAATTTACAATGAGTGGTAATACTTACCCTGTTAATCAAAATTTTACTGACGACATGACAACTTATACCGGTGCTATTGAACAAGGAGAAGATATTAGTAATGATGAACAGATGTTTATTGACAATCAAATTGTTAACAGAAGGTTTCCATAATGGCTAAAATTGTACAATCATTAACAAGAGCTGAAGAAGAATATAGCAGATCTAATCTACAATCATTGGTTAGGGACCTTGATGGTGTAATAACAAAATTAAACTCTTCATTTCAGGATGAAGTTAAACAAGAGATAGAAGCTAAAAGTTTCTTTCTAGATTCATAATGGCAGTAGTAAACGAATATAAATTTTATGGTAAAACTGTAACAGCAGCTGAAAGTAATAACTTATTAGAGCCAGGAGATAATGAAACTATTATTGTTAGGTCTCTACATGTTACTAATAAATCAGGATCTAATACTCCTACAATAACTATTACTAATAATGCTTTTGAAGTAATACATACTCAAACATTGGCCACAGCAGCTAGCGTAGAAATACTAACAAATCCTATGGTAGTAGAGGGAGGAAAAGTATTGGCTGCTACAACAGCAGGAACAGTAAGTGATGGGGTAGTTATTACCATCAGTTATCTAAATATTAAAAAGGAGAAAACTGACTAATGGAAATTACAAATGCAACAGTTGAATTAACTTACAGACACAAGGAAACTGGCGAGCTTTTTAAGGAAAGAAGCGACTGGGAAACTAAGGGTTATAAGAACGAGGACATGGCACAAGATGTAAAAGTCATCATGCCACCTCTTGATTTAACAAGCAAAACGTAATAAAGTAGGAGATTAAGGTAAAATTATGGCAATTTCAAGAATGCAACAACCCAGACAACAGTACGGATTAGGAAGCTTAGTTAAGAAAGCTGTCCGTGGTGTTAAAAAAATTGTCAAAAGTCCATTAGGTAAGGCTGCTATTATAGGTGGCTTAGGTATGATTCCTTTTGGTGCTTCAGGTACTAGTATGTTCGGCCGACTAGGTGGAATGATGAAAGGTATGGGAGCAGCGAGAAATATAGCATCGGGTACAGGTAAATTCTTAATGGGTGGTCCGAGAGTAGCTGGTGGAGGAAGTGGAGGCGGAGGCTTCTTTACAAAAGGTCTAGGAAGATTTTTAAATCCATGGTCAAGTGGAGAGTTCAGCGGTAAACATGCATTCGGATTAGCAAGTGCAGCAGCATTAGCAGCACCATTCTTAATGAAAGGTGATGAAGAAGAAGAAGAGGAAGAAGAATCATGGACAAATGTTCCTTCAAGTATTGCCGACATAAGAAATCAAGCAAAAAATTATTATACACTAGGATCAGCAGGAAGTAATTTAAACTTCATGC